AATGGCAGAAGCTGCGGGAGAGGAACGAGGCGCTGGACGCCCGCGTCTACGCCCGGGCGGCGGCGTGGATCGCCGGGGCGGATCGGTGGTCCGAGGCGCAGTGGGCGGAGCTGGAGCGGCAGGTGGCAATGGGGACCGGCGAGCCTGGAACGGCTGCTTCGCCGAAACGCCTGAGCCGCCCGGCACCGCGACGGCGACGAACCCTGCGCTCGAATTACATGGGGTGATCCATGGCAACCCTTTCAGATCTTCAGTCCCGCCGCGAGGCACTCCTGGCCTCACGCGCCTCTGGCGTGGCGCGGGTCACTTACGACGGCAAGACGGTGGAATACCGCAGCCTCGCCGAGATCGACCGGGCCATCGAGGCGTTGGAGCGCGAGATCGCCGCGGCCGAGGGGCGGCGCATCGTGCGGCATCTGCGGGTGACCACGGACAAGGGGTTGTGAGGCATGGGGCTGTTGGAGCGCTTCCGCCGCCGGGGGCCTGGCGGGGCGAAGGGGGTGCGTGCCCGCCTCGAGGGTGCCATGGCCCGGCGCCGGCTGCGCGGCTGGCAGCCGCCGCTCGAGAACATCAATTCGCTGGTGGCCTCGGGCGGCCCGCGTCTTCTGGCGCGCTCGCGCGAACTGGTGGTGACCAATGGCTATGCGGCGAACGCCTGCGAGGCCTGGGCGGCCAATCTGGTGGGGGATGGCATCAAGCCCTCGTCGCTGCTGGAAGATGGCGAGCTTCGGGACCGGCTGCAGCGCCTGTGGCTCGCCTGGACGGATGAGGCGGATGCCGACGGGCTGACAGACTTCTATGGGCTGCAGGCCATGGTGGCCCGCGAGATGTTCGTGGCCGGCGAATGCTTCGTGCGGCTGCGCCCCCGTCGGCCGGAGGACGGTTTGCGCGTGCCCCTGCAATGCCAGTTGCTGCAGGCCGAGATGCTGCCGTTCGACAAGACGGAAACCGCGCCGAACGGCAACGCGATCCGCTGCGGCATCGAGTTCGACAAGATCGGGCGGCGCGTCGCCTATCACTTCCGGCGTCGTCATCCGGGCGACAGCACCGACAGGGGCGACGTCCTGCCTGAAACCACCCGGGTTCCGGCGGCCGACGTCCTGCACATCTACCGCCCGCTCGATGCCGGCCAGATCCGGGGCCTGCCGCATGTGGCGCCCGCCATGGTGCGGCTGTTTCTCCTGGACCAGTACGACGATGCGGAACTCGACCGGAAGAAGACCGCGGCGATGTTCGCAGGCTTCATCACAAAGGCCGCCCCCGAAGAACAGCTGATGGGCGCGGTCGAGGATGCGGAGGACGGTACCGGCATTACCAGCCTCGAGCCCGGCACCCTGCAGGTGCTGCTGCCCGGCGAGGACGTGAAGTTCTCAAGCCCTGCCGATGTCGGCGGCGGCTACGAGGCCTTCCAGTATCGCACGCTGCTGGCGATCGCGGCCTCGTTGGGTCTGCCCTATCACCTGGTGACGGGGGATGTGCGTCAGGCGAACTACTCGAGCTTGCGCGCCGAGCTCGTCGAGTTCCGCCGCCGCTTCAGCCAGTTGCAGCACGGGGTGATTGCCCACCAGCTCTGCCGGCCCATCTGGGAGCGCTGGCTGGAGACGGCGGTGCTGGCCGGGGCGCTGGAGCTGCCCGACATGGACGCGGCCCGGGCCGTGCACTGGATCCCGCCGCGCTGGGACTGGGTGGATCCATTGAAGGATATCCAGGCGCAGCTTCTGGCCATCGAGGCGGGGCTGATGTCGCGCAGGAAGGCGGTCGAGGCCACGGGCTACGACATCGAGGAGATCGATCGCGAAAACGCGGCTGATGCGGCCCGCGCCGCCGAGCTGGGGCTAAGCTACACCCGCGGGCCAAGCGAGAGGCGGGACGCACGAGCGACGCCCCCGCAAGAGACCAAACCCAAGACCCGCAACAAGGGACCCTGATCCATGACCAACTGGTATTCGATCCGCGCCACCGCCGAGGGCGCGGAACTGTCGATCCATGACGAGATCGGCGCCTATGGCGTCTCCGCCAAGGACTTCATCAATGACCTGGGCAAGCTTCCGGGTGACGCGGCACTCACCCTGCGCCTCAACAGCCCCGGCGGCTCCGTCTTCGATGCGGTGGCCATCTACAATGCGCTGAAGCGCCACGCGGGCCCCATCACCGTGAGCATCGACGGCATTGCCGCCTCGGCCGCCTCCTACATCGCCATGGCGGGCGACAGCGTGGTGATGCCCGAGAACGCCTTCCTGATGATCCATGACCCCTCGGGGCTGGTGATGGGCACCGCCGCCGACATGCGCGCCATGGCGGAGGCGCTCGACAAGATCGCGGGCGCGCTCATCAAGGGCTATGCGGCCAAGTCGGGCAAGCCGGAGGACGAGGTGGCCGCGCTGATGGCCGCCGAGACCTGGTTCACCGCGGCCGACGCGGTTGAGGCGGGGTTTGCCGACAGCATGGTGGAGCCTGTGCAGATCGCGGCCAGCTTCGATGTCACGCGCTTCCGCAATGCGCCGCCCGAGGTGATCGAGGCGCTGGCATCGAGGTCCGTGCCCGAGGTCGAAACCGGCAGGACCGAGGAAAACGCGGAAGGGGACGGCGAACGCCCCGCTGACACGACGCCGGAAGCGGCGCCCTCGGACCCCACCACCATCCGCACCGAGGCGATGGCCTATGCCCGCGCCGTGGTCGATCTCTGCCGCCTTGCCGGGCAGCCGCAGATGGCCGCCGGGTTCCTCGCGCGCGAGGCCAGCCTCGAGGAGGTCCGCGCGGCGCTGCTGACGGCGCGCGCCGAGGCCGATCCCGAGATCACCGCCCATCACCCGCAACCCGGTCCGGGCCCTTCGGCGCGGCCCTGGGCCGACATCATCAACCGCACCTTCAAGCGCAAGGGATAACAGATCATGCCCGTTCTTTCCGAGACCACTCACCCCGGCGGCTTCCTCGTCTGGGAGGCCTTCCGCGATTACACCCGCGAGGTCGTCACCATCGCCACCGGGACCGCAAACCCGGTGCTTGCCCCCGGCACCGTGCTGGGCAAGATCACCGCCACCGGCAAGTATGCCGCCCATGATCCGGCCGCGCTTGACGGCACCGAGACCGCCGTCGCCGTGCTCTGGGGCAAGGCAGACGCCACGGCTGCCGACGTGAACGCCGTCGCACTCCTGCGCGGCCCCGCCATCGTCAACGGCCACGACCTGGTCTTTGCCGGCACCCTGACGCAGCCCGAGATCGATGCGGCGCACGCCGCGCTGGCCGCCGCCGGCATCCTGGTGCGCTGACACCCCCAACTCTGAAAGGAACACGCGATGCCCACCATGGACATCTTCGACACCGATGCCTTCTCGGTGATCGAGCTCACCCGCGCGCTCGAAAACATCCCCTACAAGCCGGCGACCCTCACGGGCTCCGGCCTGTTTGCCGATCGCGGCGTGCGAAGTCGCACCGTTGTGATCGAGAGCCGCGACGGGACGCTGTCGCTGATCCCGTTCTCCGAACGCGGCTCGGCCTATGAGCAACAGGTGCCGGAACGGCGCGACGTGCGGGCGTTTGTGTGCCGGCAGTTCAAGAAACAGGACGTGCTCTGGGCCTCGGAAATCCAGGGCATCCGCGCCTTTGGTGCCGAGAGCGAAACCCAGCAGATCCAGCAGGAGGTGGCAAGGCGGCTGAAGCGTCTGCGCAACGATGCCGAAGCCACCTTCGAGTATCACCTGCTGAATGGCATCCAGGGCAAGGTACTCGATCCGAAGGATGGCGCCGTCGTCATCGATTACTTCACCGAGTTCGCCATCACCCCGGCAACAGAGGTGAACTTCGATCTCGCGAACACCAGCCCGGCCTCAGGCGCGCTGCGCAAGAAATGCCAGGCGCTGATCGAAAGCGTCGAGGGCGATCTCGGCGGTCTCTCCACCGGGGCGGTGCAGCTGCGCGCCGAATGCGGCTCGGCCTTCTTCTCGGACCTCGTCGCCCACAAGGAGGTGCGCGAGACCTACCTCAACACCGCCGCCGCGGCCGATCTGCGGTCCCGCGTGGCCGACGAGGTCAGCTTCGGCGGCATCACCTTCCGCCGCTACCGGGGCAATGCCGCCTTCGGCGTGCCGCCCGACAAGGCATACTTCTATCCCGAAGGCGTCGAGGGCCTCTTCGAGATCTACTATGCCCCGGCCGATACCTTCGAGACGGTCAACACCCTTGGGCTTCCCCTCTACGCCCGCTCGATCCCGGATCGCGATCGCGACGAGTGGGTGCGGCTCGAAATCGAGAGCAACCCGCTGCCGATCTGCACGCGGCCGCAGGTGCTCCGGACCGCACGGCGCGCGTGATGAATGCCTTCGCCGTGGCACTGGATGCGCTGTTTGCCGACGTGAACCTCGGGCTGGACGCCACCTGGTATCCCTCCGGTGGCGCGCCCGTCCCGATCCGGGTGATCCGCAAGGCGCCGGACGAGGTGACCAGCTTCGGGGCGGCGCAGATCCTGTCGGAGACCACCTTGGTCGATGTGCGTGTCTCGGAGATACCGGACCCGAAGCCGGGGGATGGCATCGCGATCGGTGCCGAGAACTTCACGATCCAGGGCGAGCCGAAGCGCGATCGGGATCGGCTGATCTGGACCTTGGAACTGGTGCCCGCATGAAACTGAAGATCGACTTCGAGCCGGATCTCGTGGCCATGCTGCAGGAAGAGGTCAGGGCCGGCGAGCGGGCCGTGAAGGC